GCGACAGTCTTGATTCAGCTTCGGTTTCTGCTCGTCCATGTCCAGCATCCTTTCCACACGAGAAATGCCCCGAACCCGAGGCCCCACCACAGCGTAACGATCACGATCGTCTCAAGCACGCCCGACCACCTTTCGCGGCTTCTTCTGCACGAAGTCCCAGACGTGCCCCATGATCTGCAAGAACTCGTCGCGGGACATGGCGCCGCTGATCTCGCAGACGAACTGCGCCATGTCGCCGCGCACCGTGGCCAGGGTCTCGTCGTCGGTGTCCGCCGCCATCAGTGCTTCCCTGATCTTGTCCTGCACCTCGGAGGCTTTCATGCGAGGTCCAGCCCCCGCTCCAGCGCGGTCGCCAGCTGATCCGCGTCGTCAGGCGCGAGCACGTGCTCCACGCGCACCTCAACCGCCCTTGCCTTGACCAGATCCGCGAGCAGCGCCGTCTTCAGGTGCAGCCAGAGGACTAGGATGCGATGCCGCCACATGTTCGATCTCCGTTCGGGGAGCTTCAGACTTCTGGGCCATCAGCAGGACGTCTGGCACGACGTAATACCAGATCGGTTTGCCTGCAAGTCGCTTTCGCTTTTTCTCGAACCCGAGCAGCGACATCGCTCGGCCGCACTCGCGCTGAATGCGCTCGTCGATTTGTGCTGCCGGGATCCCCAGCAGCGCGTGTGCGGCGTCGTAACTGGTCAGCTCTGTCGGGCGCCGCTTGGGCTCCTGACCGATGATCGCGCGGCAGATCTGCTCGCCGCGGGCGCTGGGCACCATGTACGTGAGCGCGACGTTCTCGGCGCGCGCGGCGAGCGCCTTGGGCAGGTGCCACTTCTCGCCCGCGCTGTACGCGACCATGGCCTCAGCGAACAGCTGATCTCGGTCGCGCTCGATCATCTCGACCAAGCACGCGCCCACCCTGATCGGCCAGAAGCGCCGGTTACCGGTCTCGTCGAACAGGAATTCCTCCTGGTTCGTGGTGCCGATGTACACGCACCGGCGCAGGAAGGGCTCGAGCACGCGGCCGTAGGGGGGCCGCAGCATGTCCGAGGGCCGGGAGAGGAAGTCCTTCGCCTGCTCCAGGGTGCCCTTGTTCAGGCTCGCCAGCTCGGCCAGCTCGATCAGCCACATGCGGGAGGTCAGGAGCGTCGCGTCTTTGCTCTCGAAGTTCATGCTGGTGCTCGTCGCGAACGGCGCCCCGAGCGCCATGATCGCGCGCGTCTTGCCGACGCCCTGAGCGCCCGTCAAGATCGGGATCGTCTGCACCCAGCAGCCGGGCTGCATCGCGCGCGCGACGCACGAGATCAGGAACGCCCGCGAGATCCGCTCGATCAGCTCGACGTCCCCGAACGGGGGCGCGGCGTTGAAGTAGTTCTGGAAGAACGTGCTGATCCGGGGCACCCTGTCCCAGCGCAGCGACTTCAGCCAGTCGGCCAAGGGGTCGTAGGTGTGCCGCCGCGCGACGGCGACCAGCTGCTCACCGACTACGCTCGTCGACAGTGCGAGCTTGAACTCCGAGCGCGCGAGCCAGTTGGCGGCCTCGGTGTCCAGGCTCGCCTTGGGCGCGTCGAGCAGCGGGCCGCCGGTCACCTCGATCTCGCGGGTCACGTCGTTGAACCGGATCTGATCGAAGAAGTCCGGGGCCGCCGTGAAGATCAAGTTCGCGTTCGCGCCGACCTGCTTCAGGCCGGTCTGCTCGCCATCCTTGACCGAGTACAGGAGGCCGCGTCGCCAGTCGTCGCCTTCGGGGGCGAGCGGCTGATCCCGGGATCCCAGCACGCGGTTGATCTCGTCGCGGGCGTCTCGGGTGCGCTTGTCGTTCGCCCAGCGCCGCGCCAGAGCCTTCTGGTACTTCACCTTGGCAAGGGCCAGCCAGTGCTCCGGCCCCTCGGGGGAGCAGTCCATGGCCCGGATGCTGGGCTCGAGCAGCCCCAGGGCGACGTCGACCGCGTAGGGGCGCTTGATGGGGGAGGTAGCGACCAGCGAGCAGGCGCGGTTGAGCTCAACATCCCGCCCTGCTGGCAGATCACCCTGAGGGGCAGATCCGCCCGGCACAGCGAAGGGTTGACCGTCCAAAATTCGAGAGAGCAGCTTGCTCGACGCCGCGCTGCGCATGGACTTCACCGAAGCGCGCAGGGCATCGAGGTCCACGGGACCGGGGTCGAGCTCTCCCGAGATCTCAGGCTCGAGCGCGGCCTTCGCGATGGACAGTGCCTCGGCCGGCTTGATCTCCAGATCCAGGTCTGCGGCTGCCAGGGGTCGCCCCTCGCCTGTGTAGAACGCATACCCGGTGCCCTCGGGGCGGGTCGGCACGAAGTACAGGTGACTGGGGTTCTTGCAGGTCGTGTCCGGGCGCTTCGCGAACCGCGCCGCGATGGCGGCCCACACGCGCGGCCACTCCTCGACCGGGATCGGCTCCTCCAGGCGGATGAGGATCCGGTAGCCGTTGCCGCGGTGCGTCTGGTGGCAGGCGTACTCGAAACCGTCTAGGGCTTGTGCCGAGTAGGCGAGATCCTCCGGGGTGGGCTCATCGAGGTCGAGCACGGCGACCGTGATCGCCTGAACCTCAGAGTCGAGCCGCTTCGCGCCTGTGGGGAACGCTGCCGGGATCCACGCGCGGCCCTTCTTCAGGGGGCAGTCTTTCCCGGGGCACGGCAGGCACGGCGTGTAGACCGGGACCTTAAGCGAGGCGACCAGCTCCGACCATGTGACTTCAACCGGTTTCGGGAGTGAGTCGCTCTCGCTGTCGAGCAGCGAAATGATCATCGCTTAGGTATAGCGCTCAGCCCGTTTGCGGTCCCAGAAGAAATTGATGCCCTGACCGCACCTGCGGCTCCGGTTGAGGTTGAGGCCGTCAGCTGTCACGACCTTGCCGACCGTGTAGTGCAGCCGCTCGCGCTTCGGGATCTCGTCGCTGGTGTAGTAGCAAGCGCTGACGCAGGTGCGCGCCGGGCTGCGCGTGCCGTTCAGGTAGTAGATCCCGAGAACCTTCGCCTTGAGGCACCGGTGCTTGTCGTCGTCGTACGGGGACACCACCTTGCCGATGATCTTGAGCTTCACGATCAGCTGGCGCGCACTCTTCAGCGCGACAGCTTTCTTCCAACCGATGCGGTCCTTAGCGGACATGATCCCAACCTTTCAACCCCTGAATTGGGGGCGCGGGGGCGCGTACCGCGTACACGCCCCACGCACCGCAACTCAGAGGCGCCCGACCAGCTCCACCCGGTTGCAGTTGATCGGGCTGATCTTGTACTTCGGATCACCGCCGTTCACGATCAGGCTCACCGACGCCACGCCGAACTGATCCAGCACGCCGATGTCCGTCACCTTGTACCGGACCCCCCGCGTGAGCTTCATGCCCTCGCGCCCCGGCTTGGGCTCGACGAGGTCGCCCACCTTCAGGCCCCGGCTCGCCTGCTGCGCCTCAGCCGCGTTCTTGTCGAGCGCGGCCTTGCCCTCGACGCGCTCCAGGTGCGCCGCCGCCTGCGCGGTGAAGCCTGCGCGCTGCGCCTCGACCGCCTCGCGCGCTGCCGTCGCGTCGGGGAGCTTGAACATGCCCAGCGACGCTTCGCTGAGAGCGCTCGTACCTCCCGCGCGGTGCACGTTCTTGAGCATGTCGATCAGCGCGAGGCCGGTCTCGCGAGCGAAGGTCTTCGCACCTTCAACGCCGAGCCGCGCCTCGACGTCGCTGACCTTCATGCCGAGCCGCGACATGACGTAGCCGAGAAAATTCGCCGCGCTGGATTCGGCGTCGTACTGATCCTGCTCGTCCCACTTCGTGAGATCCCAGCAAGCGTCCTTGAACGCGACGATCGCGGGCGGGTCGCGGTCGTCCGCCATGCGGCCGTTGGGCTGCACGCGCGGGGCGCCGAGAGCGTCGAGGTCGACGACCTTGACGTCCAAGCCAGCGGCCTTGAGGGAGTTGATCAGATTCTGAATCGGGTTCGGGTTCATGTTTCGTTCTGCCTTTCGTGCTGCGTACTACGGGTTGGACTACGGGGTTTCAGCGCTTCAAACAGGAAATGCCACGGCTGCCGTACGTGGACGAATCGGTGACGTAGCAGCGTACACCGGCGTCCGAGTCGTCCCAGATCGAAACCGGGGCGCCGGGCACCGACTCCATGCTGTCATTGCACGCGGCGCACAGCAACAAGATCAAAATCAGTTTCACAAATCACCCCACGTGAGAGATTCAGTGATGTACACTCTAGGGGCTGATCGCCTGTCGTGCAAGATCATCGCACCCGCGATCTCGCACGCGGTCGAGCGGTCGCACGAGGCGTCAGACCAGACCGGCTGCGAGTTGACGATCTCGATCATCGGGATCTTGGAAATCGGGTTGCTGGCCATGGGCTGTGAAGCTGCCCAGATCGCGATGACGGGGTAGAGGGCGCTCACGTGTGCATCCTTTCAAAATAGTTCTGCACTTCCGATCTGTTCATCTCGTGCCTCACGACACAGTCGAAGCGGTAGTGACGCTTACCGTCGATCGTGTAGCTCACGCGCGACTTGCAGGTAACGATCGAGAACAGCACCTGCAAGGTCTCACCTACAGCGATGTAGTTTGATCGCGAGTGCCACACCTGCACAGTGCCGCCCCCAGCGGCGATCGTGGGGCCCTTCATGATCACGCGCAGTCGGTTGAGCTTCACGTGCGTGCTCCCTTTCGTGCAGCCCTGACGCGGGCGACAAGCTCTTCATGCGTCTCACCCCTGACCGGGGGCGTGTCATCGTAATCGGCACACCAGCGGCTGTGCAACGGGCCGCGCGCGTACCCGAGTGCAGCGCCGCCGCAGACGCAGGACTTCCGGGTCATCGCGCGCTCGATCAGGCCGGGTTCGCGGTCGAGCGTGGGCACGGGGTAGCCGGTCGCGCGCATCTCGTCGAGATCGAACGTGCCACTAGTGACCGGGCTGCACTGCCACCCGTGATGAGTGCCTAGTCGCTTGCCGCATGCGAGGCAGATCAGGTCCATGAGGGGCGCGTACCAGGGTTTGTCGTACTGGTACGAGGGGAACGGCCAGCTGGGCTTGATGAGCGTGCTCACGACTCACCGCCAAACTGCGCGATCACGCGCTTGATCTCAGCGACGGTTGCGGGCAGCCCGATCGCGCGGCGGATCTGGATCGCGTTCTCGTCGCCGAAGTCTGCCGCGCTGGGGGTCTGCGATGACCCGTAGCCGGCGCCAAGGCGCACGCCATTGCGCGCAGCGACGTTCGCTTGCCAGCCCACAAACACCCCCCGGAAGATCGCGGGGTGCGTCACGCGAGCAATCGCGTTGAGATCGATTGGGCTCTCAGCGCGCTTGATCAGCGTGCGCGCGGTGACGGTCGATCCGCCTCCGTAGCTGGCCGCGTCAGCCCAGATCTCACAGCGGTAGCCAGCGGCTTCGAGCAGGTCAGCCACCACCACACCTGCGACGGGTTGCCAGCCGAGATCTGAGGCGGAAGTGCCCGCGTTGGCACCCAGCGGGATGTAGAGCACGGCCGTGCGGTTGCCGTGTGCGACGCGAGTGCGCTCGAAGCGCCCCCAGGCGCGCGGCTGGCCGGCAAGCATGGCGTTGACGTCCATGCGAGTGCCAATCAGGTGCCGCTCGCTCCACACCGGCTTGATCGTGCGCGCCGCGGGCAGGGTCAGGGCCGCGCACTCGCGCCGCGCCTGCTCAACGCGCGCCGTACCCTCGGCCGTGCCGCGCGCGACCACTCCGGCAAGCTCTTCAACGCTACCGGCACCAAACCACTCGGCGCCCTCGTGTTGCATGCGATAGAGGCGGGTCTTGTACGCCGCTCCGATGCGCGCTGCATCCTCTCGGTTGTCGAGCGTGCGGTGCATCGCTTCCGGGGTGCAGAGTGCGTCGAGGTCAAAGGTGCCGGTGAATTTCATGCTGGGGTTCCTTTGCAGTCTAGATGCCACGGGTCAAGGTGCTGATGAGACTAGATCACGTCCAGGTGCGCGAGTCCGACTGGTGTAGACTCGCGCACCCAACCTGATCTAGTTCCAGACAGTGTTGATTTCGGTCTCAGTCCACCCCGCGCCGACGCACAGGGCCTTGAACGCGCCCTTGAGGGGCAGGGCACCCAGCTTGGCGTCCCGCGCCGCGCGCCGCGCCATGCGAGTCGTCAGCGGGCGCCGCACCTGCCGCGCGTCGGCTTGCTTGCGCGCCGCGGTGATCAGGTCGACCGCCTCAGGGCTGCCTGAGATCTCGATCTCCAGGTCGCGATCGTAGCCGCATTCCATGACGTAGAAGCGGTCGAGGAAAGCCGCGTCGAGCTGATTCGCGCCGACGTAGGTACGACTCGCGCCCGTGCCGTAGGTGTTGGCAGTGCAGATCACCACTGCACCCTCGCCCATCTTCGCCTCGCTACCACCCTCGCTGTCAGCGCGCGGCACGTAGAGCACGCGTTGCTCGATCGAGTTGAGGGCGCAGAGAGTGTTCGGGTTGCCGCGGTCGACTTCGTCCAACAGGATCACGTCACCACGCTCCCACCCCTCGACGACGGCGCTGGGGGTGTAGCGCTGGGTTCCGTCGCTGATGTTGGGCGCGCGCCAGCCGAGCAGCTCTTCCCGCGTCATGGTTTCGTTGATCGAGACCGCGGTCAGCTTGCGCTTGAGGGCGGTAGCGACCTGCTTCGCGAGCGTCGACTTGCCGCTGGCCGCGGGACCGCAGATCATGAAGAACACCTCACCCGCCGCGATCAGCTTGAGCACGACCCCCAGGGCAGGGTGCGCGCGGCCGGTGAACTTCACGTCAGGCATGCTGGGGATCGTGATCTCCACCTTACGCGCCGAGTTGAGCGTCTCTTCGATCAGGCGCACGATCGTCGCCTTGTCGGTGGCGTCAGCGACCATGCGCTTGATCGCCTCGGGATCGAGCTTGTTGGCGGACTTCGCCAGCTCAAGACAGGTCTCTTCGAGGGTCTTGATCCTGTCGCCTACCGCGCCGCTGATCATGGCGTTGAGAACGGCGTCGAGGGACGTCGAGGGGGACGGCTGAGGTGTGGGGGTCGGCATGTCGGGTTTCTCCTGGGGGTGGGACGGCGGGGGGGTGGGCTTCGGGTTCTGGGGCAAGTCGCGAAAGCCCCAGGTCTGCGCACAGCCGGTGCAGCGCGCGTAGACGTAGCTCTGGGCAACGCCGTTCGCGTCGCGTTTCTTGGTGAACGCCCACGCGACCTTGGCGGCGCACGTGGGGCAGGGGTCGCGGTCGACGGTCTCACCGGGGGCAAAGGCCTTGTAGCCCTTGCCCCCGGTGCGCTTCATGGCGTCGGACGTGGAGATGGGGCCGGTCTCGCGCAGGTTGAAGTCTGCGACCGGTGTGGGGTTGGTCTTGAAGGGGCGTGCCATGACTAGCCTTTCTTGGGCGTGGGGATGTTACCACAGAAGTGGAAGCGCTGGGGGTTGATCTCGATCTCGAAGCGCAGCGAGCGGCCGTAGCAGCTCCCGAAGAAGGGGTCATGAAGCGCGAGCACGGCGTACAGCGTGAGGTGTGCGTGGTAGCAAGTGGTCATGCCGCCGTCTACTGCACACCGCGCGCCGCGCGCAAGCCCCCGATGCGCTGGATCTGACTTACTCGAGATCGTCCGAATCCCGGTCAGACTGTGGGCGCGAGTCTACACCAGCTTGCGCAGGATGCGCCGCGCGGTAGGCCTGATCAGCCTGTTGGCGGCGCCACGCCGCGTGGAGCTGCGCCGTGTCGCGCTCGATCTGGCGAATGTCCCTTTCCTCGCGCCGCTCGCGAGCTTCAGCGGCTTTTGCAGCCCCCAGGGCCGCCTTGATGCGCTCGTACTCAGCCTTGAGCGCGACCCCCGTTTGCTTGTGAGCTGAGAGCTTGAGCACGATCTCAGCGTACTGTGACTTCAAGTGGTTGTAATTACTCACGTGATCCTCCAAAAACGGGTGTGGAACGGGTTTGGAGACGTCAAAGGATCACGCAAGATCCTGTAACGCTTGGGGAAACAGCCGTTTTGTGTCGTGATCCTCGGAAAAGCGCCATCCTTGGTATAACTAACAGCTCATCACCATGTCACTACTCCCTGGTGTACTACTAGTCTCTCTTTCTTCTATACCTTCTACTCTCTTGATCAAGGATCAGGGATCAGAAGAGAGCGAAGCGCCCACATTTCGCCGCTGTGCAGCGATCCGCAGGCTGGGTAGGATGCCGCGCGTGATCCGCTCAAGGCTGTCAGGATGGCGGATGACCCTCCGCTATAGCGGACGCCACCAGGGATCGGGCCGGATCATTAACACAGTGCGTTAAATCGAGATCTCATGCAGCATCCAGGCCATCGCTAACCCCTCGGATTCACTGCGTGTGAGGGCGTGTAGGTTGACGCGGTGTGTTAAAAGTCGATCGACCCCAAGCCGGGTGGGGGGTGATGAAAATGTGCTTCCCGTAATTCGTCGGGACCGATTTTGACCAAAAATTGATTTTTCGCGACCGTTAAATCGGTCGCCTGAATTAACGCGGTGCGCTAAATCGAGAATTCGGCGTCCCAGTCGGGATAGATTTCCCGATGCGGAGCGGTTACTCCGGGAGCGTGGGCGCCATCCAAGTCTTGAACGCAGCCATGAAGGGCCGCTCGCGTAACTGGCGCGAGTCGGTGCGCGAGCTGATCGGCGACGACTCCGACAAGCTGCACGAGATCCTCTTCTCCCTGGCGAAGGGCGAGCCCTGGTTCGCGAACCTCCCGGACGGCCGCGTGAGCGCGCCGATCATCCCCTCGAGCGACGTGCGGCTCCGCGCGGCGATGTTCCTGCACGAGGCCATCCACGGGAAGGCCGTCGCGCAGACCGAGGTCCGCAAGGCGGAGGAGGAGACGCGGGAGCTCGACGCGATCCGGGCGCTGAGCGACCGCGAGCTCGAGATCGAGGCCATCAAGGTCCTGGCCGAGCGCGGGCACCGCGCCCTCGACCCCGGCCCGGAAGAGGTCGTCTACGCCGGCGAAGACGTGCCGCCGGCGGACGTGGCGATGTCGATCTGGTTGGCGGAAGCGCGCGAGCCCTGTTACGACGAGTGAGCCGCACCGCGGCAGAAAGGCTGTGTCTGATGAACCCGCTGTTTGCGTTTCACGAGTTGAATGACCTCGGCAAGGGACGTGCGAACCAGATCGCGTCGGAGTTCGACGACCTGCTCGCGAAGTTGACGTTCCTCTGTGGCGATCCGGAGTTGCAGGCGTCGCCGATCTCCCGCGAGTTCTCGATCGTCAAGACGAAGCTCGAGGAGGCCTGCTTCTTCGCGAAGAAGGCGATGGCGGTCAACAAGGGCTGCCAGAAATGACCCGAGACGCAGAAGCCGTGATCGAGATGCTGATCGTGGCCGCGCGGCAGAACATCCGCGTGAAGTCGATCAAGCTCGCCACCCCTTCGTACCTGCGCGTGGCGCTCGGCGCGAACGTCAGGCAGGAGGACGCCGACATGCGGTGGGCGAGGCCGGACGCTGCGCCGGCGGCCTACGCGCCCATGAACGCCGCGTACCAGAAGCCGGTGAGGTACGAGTCCGTGCAGGTCGGCAAGTCGTTCAAGCTGCACGGCCCCATGGGCGAAGTCCTGATCGAGGAGGACGCCTCGTGACCCTCGCAGAAGCAAAAGATCTCATCGAGAAAGCCTATCCTGGGCAGGGCGTGACCCTGGGGGTTGAGAAAGGTGTCTGTCGGATCCGGGCCAAGGACGGGACCGAGCTCGGCGCGGCGTTCAGCTGGTTGCCGGCGGTGCGGCAGGCCGTGAAGCCCGTGCTCGACGCCCAGCACGCCGACAAGGTCGCGCAGTTCGAGCGAGACAAGGAGCGCCACGTGCAGTTCCTGCGCTTCTTGAAGGAGTACCTCAAGGCCCCGTTCGAGGAGTGGCTTCGTGCTGAAGACGAAAAGCGGAAGCAGTCTGCTGATCAGGCCGGTGATGCCGCCGGAACTCCGAAGCTGGTCGTGATCCCGTGAATCGGCGCGAGCAGCAACGCGCTGCTCAGCGCACGTACTACGCCAGTCACCGCAAGCAGGTGGACGCACGGCTGAGGGTGTGGCGTGCGAACAACAAAGGGAAAATTGCCGCGCGTGATCAACGCGCGCGCTTGAAGAAATTCGGGTTGACGATCGAAACCTGGGAGCAGCTCATCGTGGACCAACACGGGCTGTGCTTGATCTGCGGAGATCCACTGGACTTGAGCAAGAAGACCCACGTCGATCACAACCACGTGATAAAGGTCGTGCGTGGGATCCTCTGTGAATCATGCAACCACGGTCTGGGGAAGTTCCGAGACAGCCCTACGCTACTGGATCGCGCCGCCGAGTACCTCCGTCTGCGAGGCAGTGCGTGTCGCTGAAGACAAAAAGCGGCTCGCCGCTGGTGATCAGACCAGTCCAGCCAGCGGAGATCAATCTGATCAAGTCGGATTGGTACCGCAGTTTTGCTGAGTACGCCCCTGAGCGGCGGAAGATCCGCCCGGACGTGTTCTCGACGTGCCTGAACGGCCGCATCGAGCGGCTGATCGAGCGCTTCCCCCCGGTCGTGGCGGTGTTCGAGCGGGTCCCGGACGAGGTCCTGGGATGGGTGTGCAGGGAATTCGCCCGCCCGGTGACCCATTACGTGTACGTGAAACGCGATTTTCGTCGCCAAGGCATCGCGTCGGCGTTAGTTCAGAGCACGATGTGCTACACGCACCGAACCGACGCCGGATCTGACCTGTTCAGGGCGGTCGGCGCGCTGTACAACCCCTTCCTCCTGGAGTCCTGATGCCCACCGAAGCCCCGGCGCCTGTCCCCGCGCCCGAGACCCCCAAGGTCGAAGCCCCCAAGCCCTCAGGCCGCGTCAAGATCAAGCAGCTGGTGCTGCGATCCGGCTGCGAGATCTCCTGGACCGGCCCAGTCGACATGACGCTGGGCTGCAAGGACGGCAAGCTCGAGTACGACCCGGCCGCCCGGGTGTTCCACGTGCACAGTTTCAAGGTCGGCAAAGCCGCCAAGGTCATCCCGGTCGAGTCGGTGAAGCACTGGGAGGAGATGGATGCGGCGGTTTCGCTGCCCCCGCCCACCCCGGCCCACAAGGTGCGCGACCCGGAGACCGGGATCACGACCCTGAAGTCTGAGGCCAAGCCCAAGGCGGCCGACAAGTCGAAGGTGAAGCTCGGTCGCACTGCGGACGGCAAGCCCGGCATGGTCATGCCGGACGGAACCGTGGTGCCGCTCACGTGAGGACGCTCTTCGTCTTGCTGTTCGCCGGCTGCATGGCGCACGAACCCGCGCGGTCGATGGGGCCTTACGGCCCGCGTCCGCTCCCCGAGGAGATGCAGCAGGGCCGGGTGGAGTGCCGCGCGCAGTGCGCGAGCCTGAACCGGGACTTCGGCGAGTACAACTACGACGGTGCGTGCATCTGCGCGCCAGAACGGCTGAAGCCCGAGCACCAGGGCTGAGGCGGCGCCTTGCAGGACCGGGCGCAGCTCATCCTGGCTGAGGTCGCCGCGCGGAAGGCAGCGCGGGAGCGCGTCGCCGTCACGGTTGCCGCCATCGCCGGCGAGCTCTTCGACAAGCAGCTGGCGCTGTGGATGGATCCGGCTCGAGAGAAGGCCGCCCTGTGCACCCGCCGCGCCGGCAAGACCGAGTGCTGGACGCGCATCGCGACGATCACCGCGCTCGAGCGGCCCCGCGGGCTGGTTCGCCTGTGGGCGATCAACCGACTGCGCTGCAAGCAGCTGATCTGGGAGCCGCTGATGTACCTGCTGGCCCGGCACCAGATCGCGCACGAGGCCAACGAGACCGAGCTCACGGTGCGGCTGTTCAACGGCGCCGAGATCCGGCTGCTGGGAGCCGACAAGGACAAGGAAGCCCAGAAGAAGCGCGGCGACAAGACCGACATGGAGGTCGTGATCGAGTCCCAGCTGTTCGGGCCGTACCTGTACAGCCTCGTCAACGACGTGGTGAACCCGTGCCTGTTCGACAACCGCGGCACGCTGTACCTGGAGGGCACGCCGGGCGTGGTCTGCGGCGGGTTCTGGTTTGACGTCACAGGGAACGAGAACACCGCGTCGAGGTGGCAGAGCCCCGGGCGCCTGCACGCGGACGGGACGCTCGTCGGGGCCGGCTGGAGCTGTCACCACTGGTCGCTGCTCGACAACCCGCACCTGCCGAACGCCCACGAGGACCTCACGGAGCTCAAGCGGCGCCGGAACTGGGCCGACGATCACCCCACCTACGTGCGCGAGTACCTCGGCCGGTGGGTGAACGACTACAACGCGCTGTACTACGCCTTCGATCCGGTTCGGAACACGTTCGAGGAGGGCAAGATCCAGCCGTGGGGCAAGGGCTGGACGCACACGCTGGGCTGGGACCTCGGTGGGGTCGACGACATGGCCCTGGTCGTGTGGGGTTTTCATCCTGATCACGACAAGCTGTACGAGGCGTTCTCCTGGAAGCGGTCTTTCTCTGGATCTGAGCTCTCCGCCATGGACGAGGTCATGAAACAGATCGGAGATCTGGGCTCGAGGGGCTTCAACATCACGACGATGTACGCGGACACGGGCGGCGGCGGGCGGATGTACGTGGACGAGGTGATCAAGCGCTACCCGTACTCGTTCCAGCCGGCCAAGAAGTCCGAGAAGTACGAGCACGTGCTGCTCCTGAACGACGAGCTGCGATCCGGGCACGCGAAGCTGCGTCTGGGCTCGAGCTACGCCGCCGAGATGACCGAGCTGCCGAAGAAGCAGCCCTGGCCCGACCCGGACGACCCGCAGGCGCCCCCGCAGGAGGACCCGCGCTTCGCAAACCACTGCTGCGACGCGGGTTTGTACGCTTTCCGGGGCGCGATGCACTACCTGCACCGAGATCCGCCCAAAAAGGTGGCCCCTAACACTTCCGAGTGGTTTCGCCAGCAGGAGGCGGCTATGATCCAGAAAATCGTGGACCGTAAGGCGTCGGCGGATGAGCGGGACTGGCTCGAGAAGTCAGTCGGTTCGGATCACGAGGACTTTTTGGAGCTGGAATGATCGACGCGCTGCGTCAACCCTGGATCCGTCGCTTCATCGGCATCTGCGCCGTGGGCTGGGTCGTGTCCAAGCTCCCCCGGAGCTGGCAGTGACCCTCCCGGAGCTCGTCGCCTTCATGCGCGAGAACAACATCCTGCACCTCAAGCACGAGGGCACGGAGATCACGCTCATGCCCGAGCTCGAGGCGCCCCCGAAGCCGGCGGAGCCCGACACCCGTAAGGGACGGCTCGGGATGACCAAGCAAGAGGAGATGGATCTGTTCAATCAGGTCTTCCCCGAGGACTTCGCGGCCAGCTGATGGACTACAAAGATTTCGAGAAGAAAAAGAAAAAGCCCGGCCCTGATGACGTGGGCAAGCCCGGCTACTGGTTCCGCGAGGAAGACCCGCGCAGGCGCGCGCAGGCGCTCAACGCCGCCGCGCAGGCCCTGGACAAGGACCAGACGACGCGGCGCAACATGAACCTGCTTCACGCGCGGCTCTACGGGAACTTCGATCTGGTAGGGTTCGGCGCCCGGCAGTACAACCGGGGCTCGATCGCGGCCTCGAGCAGGATCGCGCTCAACGTGGTGGAGGCCGGCATCGACACGCTGGCCGCGAAGATCTCGAAGCACCGGCCGCGTCCCCAGACCACGACGGACGGCGCGCAGTGGAGCGAGCAGCAGAAGGCGAAGCGACTGGGTCGGTTCGGCGAGGGCATGTTCGGCTACGCCAAGGTCTACGACAAGGACGACCTGATCTTCATCGACTCGTGCGTGTTCGGCGACGGCGGCTACAAGCTGTACATGGACGAGTTCGGCAAGGTGAACGTCGAGCGCGTGTTCATCGACGAGCTGCTGGTCGACGAGGCAGACGCGAAGTACGGCGCGCCACGCCAGATGATCCAGGGCCGGCTCTGCCACAAGGAAGTCCTCAAGGAGATGTTCCCGAAGTACGCCGGCGAGATCGAGGCCGCGCAGGCGCCCAAGGGCACCGAGGCCGAGGGCTTCGGCGACATGGTGCAGGTCTGGGAGGGGTGGCACTTGCCCTCGGGACCGAAGGCGAAGGACGGCTACCACTCGATCGCGCTCGAGGACGGCGACTGCGAGCTGTTCGGCGAGAAGTGGACGCTCCCGCGCTTCCCGTTCGTGTTCTACCAGTACAAGCCCCGCGTGTCGGGAGGCTTCTGGGGCAAGGGCGTGGCCGAGATCCTCACCGGGATTCAGCTCGAGATCAACCGGTTGATCCGGTCGATCTCCGAGCAGCTGCGCCGCAAGGGAAAGGGCCGGGTGTTCCTGCCGCTGTCGGCGAAGGTCCCGCCCGAGCACCTCACCAACGCGATCGGCGACATCGTGTACTTCAACGGGGGCGTCCCCCCGGTGGTCGACAACTCGAACGCGGTCGCGGCCGAGGACTACGCGCAGCTGGACCGGCTGTACCAGAAGGCGTTCCAGATCATCGGCGCCAGCGAGCTCAGCGTGAGCGCGAAGAAGCCCTCCGGCCTGGATGCTGGCGTGGCGATCCGCGAGTTCGAGGAGATCGAGTCTGAGCGCTTCGCGAAGCAGCACCAGCGCTGGGACCGGTTCCACTGCGAGCTCGTCGAGGCCATGTTCGACATGGTGCGCGAGTTCGGCGGATCCGACTACGTCACCAAGTACGAGCACAAGCGGTACATGGAAACGATCAAGTGGGAGGACGTCGCGCACGAGCGCGGCGCGTACTCGATCAAGATCGTCCCGAGCTCGAGCCTCCCCGGTACCCCCGCCGCACGGCGGCAGGCCGTCAAGGAGATGATGGCGGACGGGTTCATCGACAAGGCGGTCGCGCAGAAGCTGCTCGACATGCCGGATCTCGAGGCCGAGACCAACCTGGGCAACGCCGCCATGGACGACGTCGATTTCATGATCGACCAGATCCTGAACACCGACGAAGAGGCCCAGATGCCCGATAAGTACAGCAACCTCGCGCTCATCGTCGAGCGCGGCACGGCTGCATACCTGTTCGCCAAGAACCACGCCGCGCCCGAGGAGCGCCTCGCCGCGCTCGCGCGCCTGATCGATCAGGCCGCGGCCAAGCTGATCGCCGGCCAGGAGGCCCCGATGCCCGCGCCGGCGCCCGGCGTCTCGCCCGGCTCGGCCCCCGCGCCCGGCGCGGTCGCGCCCCCGGTCCCCGCCGGCCCGATGAGCAACTCGCTGACCATGAACATGCCCCCCACCCCCGCCGTACCACCGAACATCGCAGGACCTTGAGGTAAAATCAGATGGCTACCGATCACATCGCCGCGGCCGTGGCCGCCATGGAACAGATGGAGCGCACTGCGCCCCCGACCGAGACTCCCGCGCCGGAGGCTTCCGCGGCCGAAGCCGTGGCCGACCCCGCGGTCGCGGAACAGCCCGAAGCGCCTGCGGCTCAGGCCCCCGCGAAGGCCGACGAGCCCCCCAAGCCGGCCGATCCACCCAAGCCCCCGGACAAGGTCGCCAAGACCTGGGAAGACATCGCGGCGGAGAAGGCCGCCCTGCGCAAGGAGCGCGAGGCCCTTGGTCTCGACTCCCGCGCGAAGGCGCTCGCTGACGCCGCCGCGAAGGGCGACGCCATGGCGCTGCTGACGGCGGCCGGGATCTCGTGGTCGGCCGCTGCGGATCAGGTGCTCGGCAAGGCTCCGGTGAAGCCCGAGCCCAAGCCGGAGGAGCAGGTGATGTCGCGCGTCGAGCAGCTCGAGCGCGAGCTCGCGGCCTCCCGCGCCGAGAAGGCCGAGGCCAACGTGATGGCCCAGATCCAGGAAAAGGCCAAGGACCCGAAGTTCGGGCTGGTTTCGGCTCGCAAGGCGGAGAAGGAAGCGCTCAACTTCATCAAGAGCTACTTCGCGCGCACCGGGCAAGCGCCCGGCGAGACGCTCGAGGAGAGCATCGAGATCGCGCTCGAGGCGGTGGAGACCCACCTCAACAAAGAGGCCGATTCTTGGAAGGAAGTGTTGCAGAAGCGTGGCGGGGTGGCTACATCACCCACGAAGCCAGCAGTTTCCGCAGCGGCCGTGAGTCAGCAGGCCACAAAATCACTCACGAATCAGTCCGGTGCTGGCCCCAGCCAGCCCGGAAAGCCCTCCAAGGCCAAGAAGTCGGAATCCGACTACTACCGCGAAGCCGCGGCCCTCTTGACCGAGGAATAAGACGGTTGGTCATAGCCTGCCGTCGAGGAAACTTCGATGGCAGCCGCCTCACTCAGCACCGTTCCCTACCTCTACAAGACGCTCTGGCCGCAGGAGCGCGTCGAAAACGAGGTCTACGACGACAACCCGTTCCTGGCCCTCGTGCCGAAGGACGAGAACTTCGTCGGTGACTCGCTCTACCTCGCGCTGCGCTACGCAGACTCGCGCGGCCGGTCGGCCACCTTCTCGACCGCCCAGGCGAACAAGAACCCCCACAAGGGCGTTCGGTTCAACCTGACCCGCGGCCACGACTACGCCCTCTTCGACGTGGATCACGAGTCGATCCTCGCCGCGAAGAAGGACAAGGGCGCGCTGATCCGGCTGCTCGACACCGAGATGGGCTCGGCGCTCAACGCGCTCACCCGCTCGCTGGCGATCGCGCTGTACCAGGACGGCTCGGGTACCCGCGGCCAGATCGACACCAACGACCCCGGCGTCGGCACCACGTTCACCCTCGCGAACCTCAACGACGTGACCAACTTCGAGGTCGGCATGTCGATCGTGTTCGCGGCCACCGCAACGGGCGCCCTGCGCGCCGGCGGCGCTCGCACGGTCTCGGCCGTCAACCGCGGCACCGGCGTGATCACCGTCTCGGCGGCGATCGATGCGGCGGTCGGCGCGTCGGACTTCGTGATCGCCGAGGGCGACGCGGCGAACGGCGGCTCGATCATCCTGCCCACGGGCCTGCTCGGCTGGATCCCGAGCTCGGATCCGGGCGCCACGGCCTTCTTCGGCGTGGACCGCACCCCCGACGTGACCCGGCTCGGCGGCATCCGCGTGGACGAGAGCGCGCTCAACCCCGAGGAGGGCCTCGCGGCCTGCCTCGCGCTGATGAGCCGCGAGGGCGCCAAGCCCAGCCACGTGATGCGCAACCCGATCGACTACAAGAACCTCCAGGTCGCTCTCGGCAGCAAGGTCGAGACCGAGTACATGGAGGTCGGCGAGATCGGCTTCACCGCGATCCGCGTGAACGGCCCCAAGGGTCAGGTGCGCATCGTCGCCGACCAGAACTGCCCCGGCGGGCGCGGCTTCGCTCTCACGATGAAGACGCTGAAGTTCTACTCGCTCGAGAAGGCCCCGATGACCATCGAGGCTGACGGGCAGTCGATCCTCCGCAACTCGACCACGGACACGTTCGAGGGCCGGATGGCGTACTACGCCAACCTCGGCTGCACGGCTCCCGGCTGGAACGCCAACGAGACGCTGCCCAGCTGATCAACTGAGCAAGGGGTCGAGGGCAACCTCGACCCCGCGCTCGATCTGGAGACACCAACATGGCAGCTCGCAACCTTCAGCCCGTCCGCGCTCTTCACCCGGAAGTGGTGATCATGCCCGGCAAGTTCACCGGCAACGGTGCCGCGAACCCGACCGCGTCGACCCGCAAGGGCCGCGGCTGGTCGGTCACGTACCTCTCCTCGACGGGGAAGTACCGCATCACGCTCACCGACAAGTTCCACGACCTCGTGGCGTTCGTCGCGAACGTCGAGGACCTCACGGCCCCCGACGACTGGGAGGTGACGATCGACTCCGAGACCGTCGCGTCCACGCGGCAGATCAACGTCAGCACCTGGAAGGGCGGGGCGCTCGCGGACCTCACGTCCGACGAGAAGCTGCACTTCATCGCCTGCCTGCTCAACACGGCCCAGCTCCCGATCCGGGGGTAAGACATGAGCGCGGTGTCCCTCACTACGCTGAGGGCGCGGGCTCGAGAGCGCGCCGACATGCCGGTCGCCGGGTTCATTGCGGACTCGGCTACCAGCATCGACGCCTGGATCAACGAGGGCGTGCAGAAGCTCACCGAGCTCCTGATCAAGGCCTACGGGCAGGGCTTTCTCGAGGTCTCGCAGACCCTCAACACCGTCGCCGGGCAGACCGATTACACGCTGACCAGCACGGCGGCGAACCTGCTCGTGCTGTACGGCGTGGATCTCGCGATCGGCGGCTTCAGCTTCAGCCTCCTGCCGTACAACAAGATCGAGCGCAACCTGCGCAAGAACCTCGCGACGCTGTCCTCATGGTACCAGCGGCCCTCGTACCAGATCACCGGCGGGGGTACGGCGCCCGTGCTGCGCCTGCTGCCGGCGCCTGACGGCGCCTACGTCTGCACGCTGCACTTCGCCCCCTCGGCGACGCTGCTCGTGAACGGCGGCGACACGGTGAACTTCCCGAACGGCTGGGAGCGCTACGTCGTCGTGTACGCGGCGATCCAGATGCTCATGAAGGAAGAGTCCGACGTGCGCGAGCTGCGCGTCGAGCTCGACAAGATGGAGGCCGAGCTGAACGAGATCGCCGAGCGGCGAGACGCGGGCAGCCCGCACAGCGTGGCCGACGCGGAGGCGGCCGAGGACGACAACCCCCTGAACTACTTCTGATGCTCGAGCTCTTCGACCGAACCCACAGCGGGAACTCGATCCTGGACCGGATCCAGGACAAGATCATGCGCGTGCTCAACCCCGCGCTGAAGATGCCCATCCTCAACGGGCAGCTGCTCGAGCAGGTGGTGATCACGTACACGGGATCCGGCCTCAGCAACAAGATCGCGCACAAGCTCGGCCGCGTGCCCCGCGGCTGGATCGTATGCGGTGTCTGCTCGCCTCCTTCGGCGCACCTCGGCGACATCGTGACCGACGTCGCCGCGGCCGACGACAAGTACCTGTACCTGGAAGCCCAGACGCAGACGGTCGTCACCAACCTCTGGGTGTTCTGATGGCGCTCGAGTACCGGAACATCGACGTGCCCTTCACGAAGGGCGTTGACCGCTCCCAGGACGAGATCCTGGCTATCCCGGACAAGCTCCAGATCCTCAAGAACATGGAGCTGAGCGGCGACAAGCTCTCGTGCGCGCTCCGCGGGGGCTGGCGCGAGCTCGTCGCCGGCGACACCGCGTACAGCGGCGACAACCCGATCGACGCGACCAAAGCGCGCGTGTTCAAGCGGCGCCGCGAAGCACTGCTCGAGTCGAGCCTCGGCCTGCACACCGCCGACGTGGACGGCGCGAAGTGGAAGCAGATCAAGACCACGATGAACCGCGCAGCGGTGGAGCTCGAGGGCGCGTTTCACGGCCCCGGGCGCGTGATCGAGTCGGACATCGCCGGCACCGACGACCTCAAGGCGATCGTCTACTCCTCGACGCACGAGAAGACCGCGTCGGGGCAGTCGGCCGTGTACCTGCGCGTGGTGCGCAAGGGTGTGGTGATCCGCGACGCGCGCATCGACACCAGCACCGACAACAAGGCGGTCAGCCCGCGCGTGGTCTACGACCCGACTGGTAGCGGTGGCGGCCCGCGGTTCGGCATCTACTGGGCGCAGTCGGACGCCGCCGGCGCGACGCTCACGATCCGCGGCACGACGCTCCTCACGTCGAACCTGGGCGCCTCACTCGCGGTGGTCACGATCAAGTCGGACTGGACCGGCACGGGACAGATCGATGCCTGCTTCCATGACGGGCCGGGCTCGAGCAACTTCTTCCTGGCATACCCCAGCTCGACCACGGCTCGCTCGGTGCAGTGCCTGATGCTCGGTACTGGCGCTGCGACGACCATCGACGCTCAGGCCAACAGCGGCACGGTCTTCGCGAACCCGATCAACGCTGTCAGCGTCTGCGTGACGACCGACGTGGTCAGCACGCGCGACGGCTACGTGGCGGTCGTGCACTCGACCAACTCCGCGGACGGGCTGGCGCTCGTCCTCGCGGATCTCGAGAACGCAGCGCCCGCTGCGGCGTTCACGAACATCGGCAACGCTCCGACCGGCAAGATCGCAACGCTGGTCGATTCGTTCGACTCCAAGCACTTCTGGCTCGCTTACGAGGCCGGCACCCCGGGCGTCACCACGACCGTGATCAACGCGGTCTGTGGGAAGTTCACGGCGTTCGCGCCAACTTTCTCGACGGCCGCGGGGTTCGCGTCCACGGGCATCGTGCGGTCGGTGGGCATCGCCTCCGGGCTGCACATTCGCAACCGCAGCGTGTACGTGGGCGCAGTCCACTACTCGCTCACCCAGTCGCAGCACCACGAGATCGAGATCGGGCTGAGCAGCGCGTCGTCGCACGTCGCGGTCACCAGCCTGCACGACATCTGCTCGCGCCTGGGGTTCAACGGGGGCTTCCTGTTCGACTCGACGTTCGGCGGGATCCTGGACTCGCCGTACCTCGCCTACGGGAGCGGCGCGACGTTCCCGGCGCAGATTCCGCACGCGACGACTGGCAGCGCCACGACCTTCACGCTCAAGCAGCGCGGCAACGGTGACCGGATCGTCGAGGCGACCCTCGACACCACGATGCTCGGGATCGACATCACGTCACTGACCTGGGGCGCACAGATCAACTCCGTCGAGTGCGGCGAGGCGCTCGTTCTCGCCGGCGCAAACCCGCTGCTGTACGACGGACAGACGCTCGCGGAGCTCGGGTTCGAGCAGTACCCGGAGAGCACTGAGATCACGACTTCGGTGGCGCTCGCGGGCGGTGGTCTGCCGGACGGCACGTACCAGTTCGTGTGCGTGTTCGAGTGGACCGACCTCCAGGGCAACAAGCACCAGAGCCGCCCGTCCACGCCCGTCTCGATCGTCATCGCAGGTGGCGGTGGTCTCGCGACGCTCAGCATCACCGCGGTTCCGACGCTGCGCCTCACGCGCAAGTCGAACGTGATCATCGCCGGCTACCTGACCGAAGCGAACGGCAGCATCTTCTACCGGATCCCGTGTGGTACCGCAGGTCTGCTCTCCGGCCAGCAGAACAACGCGAGCGCGGACACGGTCGGCGGCTTCGCGTCGGCGACGTTCGGCAGCTCGGTCACCAACCTGATCACGGGCGAGCAGCTGTACACGACGGGCGGCGCGCTCTCGAACAGCGCGTACCCGGCCTGCAAGCACGTCGCCTCGTGCCAGGGCCGGATCTGGTTCTGCGGTGGTGAGGAGCAGCAGATCCGGTACACCGAGGAGCGCACGATCGCCTTCTTCCCCGGCACCAACGAGTTCTACGTGTTCGAGACCGACACCAGCCTCGGCCGCTGCGGCTTGATCGAGGCCATGGACGACAAGCTGATCGTTGGCCAGGAGCGACAGATCGGTGCAATCTGGGGCCGCGGCCCCAACCGCCTCGGTCAGCAGAACGACTTCTCACCGATCATGAAGGTGCTCGGTGGCAATGGGGTCGTCTGGGAAAACACCAACTGCACCGCGCTCGACGCGGACGGGCTCTGGTTCTGCGACAAGGCGGGCCTGCGCCACCTGAACCGCAGCATGCAGCTGAGCGTCGCCCAGGACGGCGTTCCGATCGGCGCCGAAGTCGACACCGAGGTCGACACGCTCATCGCCGACGCGGTCGTGTACGCGCCGAAGAAGCAGGTGCGGTTCGTGAACAACGGCGCGATGCTCGTGTGGGACTACGAGAACCACCAGTGGTCGGTGTTCACGAACGACACGGACACCCCGGTCAAGAGCGCCACCGTCACCGAGGACAACGTGCTCGTGTTCTTGGCCAGCAACGGCTACGTACTCTACGAGAGCACGACGCTGTACACGGATCGCAACGCAGGCATCAACATCCAGATCAACACCGCGTGGCTGCGCGTCGGTGCGCTTGCGGGGTTCCAGCGACTGCGCGCGGTCCACGTGCTGGGGTCGGTCGCGGGATCGCTCTTTGGTCCTGCTCTGTCGGAGATCACCACCTTCGAGATCAAGGTGCTCCACAACTACAGCGTCGGGCTGGATCAGGCCTCGAGCACGACGACGGTGCCAGATCTCAGCCCCTTCAACTCCGGCTCACTGGATCTGGACGGCGCGTACCCGTTTCAGATCGATGCGCGTCCCGTGACCCAGAAGTCCGAGGCGTGCATGATCCAGTTGAAGGCGCTGTGCGGTGAGGAGAACACGAAGCTGCGCATCTCCGCGATCTCGTTGCAGATCGGGGCCAAGCGCGGTATGTTCAAGACGAGCTCCGTCCAGAGGGCAAGCTGATGCCTTACAATCCCAACTACAACCCCGACAACAACCAGGGCATCGGCAACAAGCTCGGTGACTTGGCGTACCGTCAGGCGCGCATCAACGACAACTCGAACGACAAGACCGGCCGTGATGCGGCAGCCGCGGCGGGCGACGTTCTCTCGGGCGCGGGGCAGGTCTTCTTCGGCGACAACAACGCCCCCGGCCTGATCGGCGGCGCGCGACAGGTGAACCCCAACGCCTACTGGGGCATCTCCGGTGATCCGTACCGGCAGAACGCGGTCGACGCCCAGGGTCGACCCCTCATGCAGGGCCAGGGCGACCAGACGCGGCTCCAGCAGCAGCAGCTGATCCAGATGCTCATGGATCAGGCGCAGGGGCGGGGCCCGAGCGTCGCGCAGAACCAGCTCCAGCAGGCCACCGACCGCAACATCGCGGCCAACGCCTCCATGGCGGCCTCGGGGCGCGGCCCCGGTGCAGCCGCCGGCGCGTACAACGCGATGAACGCGACCGCCGCGACCAACCAGCAGGCGGCCTCCGACTCGGCCATGCTGCGTATGCAGGAGCAGCTCCAGGCACGCGCCATGCTGGGGCAGGCCACGGGTCAGGTGCGTCAGCAGGATCTCGGGCAGCAGCAGCTCATGTTCCAGGAGCAGGCCCAGCAGGACGACATGGTCCAGAAGTACCTCCAGATGGGCTACACCGCGGATCAGGCGAACCGTCAGGCCGCGCTCGACATGGAGAAGCTCAAGACCGAGGCCTACAAGGGTGGATCGGGCGGTGGCGGCTTCCTCGGCGGCCTCTTCTCCGCGATGAGCGACGAACGCCTCAAGGAAGACGTGAAGGACGCAGACGACGAGCTCGCGGCGTTCCTCGACACACTCGAGCCGCACTCGTACAAGTACAAGGACGAGAAGCACGGCAAGGGACGCCGCGTCTCGGTGATGGCCCAGGAGCTCGAGAAGTCGAAGCTCGGATCTGAGTTCGTGTTCGAGACCGAAGACGGCAAGGGCGTCGACTACGGCAAGGGGCTCGGCACCATGCTCGCGACCCAGGCGGCGCTGCACCGCCGGCTGAAGAAGCTGGAGGCCAAGCGTGGCTGATTCGATCGAGATCGAGATCCACGGTCGGAAGGTGACGTTCCCCCGGAACGACATGACCGACGAGCAGTGGGCGGAGTTCAAGAAGAGCGCCGCGACCGTCGAGGCGAAGTCCGTCGCCGACAAGAGCAAGGAGACTCTCGACAGCGCCGACGCGGTGCGCTCGGGCTTCGTGAAGGCGGAGCCCGGCCCCGACAAGGAGAAGTCGGAGAAGGACAAGTCGCGCGGCGTGAAGGCGTTCGTCGAGCACGGCGTGATCTCCGAGGCGCTCAAGGCCACCGGTGCCGACAACACGCCGGACATCCCCAGCGCCGAGCAGCGCCGCTACCCGGCCGGGCAGCCGTCTCCGATGACCCCGGAGGAGACCGGCTCGGTCTTCGGCGGGCAGCTCGACTCCCTCAAGCGCGTGGTCGCACCCCAGCCGGCGTTCATGGTGCCGGGCGGCCAGACCGCTGCCGGCCCGATGCCCGACGTGCCCGGCCCCTCGCTGCCCCCGTCGATCCCTACCATGGCCAGCCGCGCCGTGGGCGAGATCATCGACCCGATCGCCAAGGGCGTCGTCGCCCCGGTCGCCGAGGCCTGGGGTCGCACGCCCGAGGGCCGCACCGCCATGGGGCCGCCCAACGCGATCCCCCCGACTTCTGTCCCCGGCAAGCCCGCTCCCGCCCCTAGCTCGAGTTCGGCGAGCATGTCCGCGGCAGTGCGCTTGCCGGGGGCGCCAACCATGCCGCCGGACCAGACCGGCGAGCTCGCCGCGCGCGGGCAGCAGAGCCTGAAGGATCAGGTCGCCGCGGCCGGCGACGTCGCCGAGGCCCAGACCGAGTTCAACAACCGCGCCGCGAAGATCCAGCAGGACAGCATCAACGCGCAGGAGGCGCGCGCGGCGGCGCAGCAGAAGCGCGACGACGAGATCCAGACGAACGTCGACAAGCGGGTCGCGGCCATGGACGCAGCGGAGAAGATCCTCCGCGACCCGACCAAGACCCCCGACCCCGAGCGCTACTGGCAGTCGCACAGCAAGGTCCTCTTCGCGATCGGCGTGGGGCTCCTGGCCGCCAACAACCGGGACATCTCCGGCGTGCTGGGGTCGGTGAACCAAGCGATCAAGAACGACATCGACGCCCAGGAGGCCGAGTTCAACGCTCCGAAGAACGCCGCCAAGGCGACGATCAGCGCGAACCAGGACGTGATCAAGATGCTGCGCGGCGCCCAGGCCGACGCTTTCGAGCGAAACAAGTTCTGGGAGGCCAGCTCCAAGCGGCTCTATGCCGACAAGATCGACCAGATGGCCAATGAGAACGCCGGCCGGATCAACGTCGCGAACGCGACCGCGATGGCGGCGAAGCTGCGCGCGGAGGCGGACAAGGCCGACCAGGACCGCTACGTGCACACGCGCGCGAACCAGATCAACGAGTACGAGGCCAAGGAGAAGGCCGGCGCGGAGCAGGTCAAGCTGGCGATCAAGGTCGGCGGTGGCACAGGCGGCAAGGGTGGGAAGATCCTCCCGGCCGAGGAAGCCAACAAGATGAGCAAGTTCGAAGCGGGCTTCAACCTGCTCAACCAGCTCCAGAGCAGCTACAAGAACCTCTACGGCGCCCAGGGTGGTGTCGGTGGTGTGCCGGGCTCCCTCGTCGAGAAGGGCGCTGCCAAGGTCCCCGGCACCGACGCGACCAAGTACAATGCGCTGCGCGATCAGGCGCTGCGCACGATCGGCCTCAACATCGACCAGTCCGTGCTCCAGAAGCACGACGTCGAGCAGTGGGAGGACCTGCTGCCCAAGGCCGGCGACACCAACGCCATGCTGAAGCTCAAGATCCTGAAGCAGGTCGTGAAGGAGAGCCGCGAGACGATGCTCAACGGCTTCACCGCGGCCGGGTACAACACCGGCGGGTTCAAGCCGCTCGAGGGCGACCAAGCGCCGCTCCCGTCCGAGAAGCCGGTCGAGTAATGGGGATCTTCGTCAAGCCGGACGGTTCGACCGTCGAGCTCGCGGAGTCCGACTACGCCGCGGCGCAGCAGCGGGGCTACCGCCCCGAGACGCCCGACGAGGCCAAGCTCCGCGAGGCCGGTAAGCACCCCTTGCGCGCGGGCATCGAGGGCGCGCTGCGTACCGCGACCTTCAGCCTGAGCGACGTTGCTCAGGCCGGTGCGCTCAAGGGCGCGGGTCGCGACCCGAAGGAGATCCTCGCGCGCCAGGAGGCCAACCCGGTCGCCGCGGGCGTCGGTGAGGCTGTCGGCCTGTTCACGCCGCTGCCCACGGGCGCGACGAAGCTCGCGAAGGGCGTCGCCGAGCTCGAGGGCGCCACCAAGCTCAGCCAGCGCGTGATCCAGGGATCCGTCGAGGGCGGCTTGTTCGGTCTCGGCAGCGCGATCCACGAGGACGCCTTCGGCGACTCCAAGCTGGCCGGCGAGAACGTCGCTGCCGGCGTGATGGGCGGCATGCTCGCGGGCGGGGTGCTGACCCCGGTGCTGGGCAAGGTCGCAGACGTCAGCCGCTCGGCGCTGGTGAAGGCGTTCGGGGGCCGCGCGCTGACAGACTCCCTCGGTGAGCTCGCCGAGACCTCTGTGATGCGTCAGATCACGATGCCTGGAGATCTCAGCAAGAAGGCGACCGGCAAGAACTTCCAGGAGCTCGGCCGGTTTGGGATCGACAACGGGTTCTTCAAGGGCCTGCCCAACTCCGAGACGGTCGCGCAGCGCGCCCGTGAGCGCGCCCAGCAGGCCTGGGGCGAGATCGGCGCTTCGCTGTCTGACCTCGACTCGCGCATGCCCGACGCCTTCGACCCCCACGCCGCCGCGGACAAGATGCAGGCGTTCGCCGACGAGCTGAAGCAGAACCCGGCCATGAAGGACGTGCGCCACGGGCTCGAGGGCATCATCAAGGACTTCCGCAAGACCTACGCCATGCCGGGCAGCCCGATCGAGGCGCCCATGACCTTCCAGAAGGCGTGGGAGACCGCGTCGGACATGCTGAAGCGCACCGGCGCGATGGACTCCAAGGGCGTCAAGGACAGCATGTTCCGCATGCGCGGCGAGCTCCAAGACGAGATCCTGGCGCAGGCTCGGAAGATCGACCCCGAGCTCGGCGACATCCTGGAGCGCAGCAACCGCGACTACTACCTCTCGAACCGGATCAGCGAGCTCGCCCAGAAGACCGCCGACCGCACGCTTCAGAACCGCGCGTACTCGCCGACCGACTACCTGATCGGCGTGGGGGCTGGACACCTGGGCGCCATGCTGCACGGCCCCGCAGGGCTCGCGGCGGGGCTCGCCGGCGCCGCGGCCCACAAGCTGCTGCGCGAGCGCGGCGGCTTCGCGGTCGGCAGCGCGCTCGAGGCCATGTCGCAGTCGCAGGTCCTGCCCAAGATCGCAGCAGGTCTCCGCAAGACGATCGAGGCCGGGCTCGAGGCCTCGCCTACGTTCGGTGGGCCGTTCCGGGCGACGCTCGAGAACGCCGCCGCGGCCGGCACGATGGAGCTGCTGCACGCGCACACGACGCTCGCGCAGAGCGACCCGATGTACCTGTCGTCGGTCGGCATGCAGCCCGAGGACCCCAAGGCGATCCCGGAGTTCACCGACAAGGCGCACCGGCTCGGCACGCTGTTCAACGCGGTCGACGAGAACGGCGCGCGGATCGACAAGGCGGTCGACGGCTTCCTCGGCGGCACCAGCGAGAAGCCCAAGGACCGCGAGCCCACCCGCGCCGAGTACGACAAGGTGATGGGGAAGCTCCAGGAGCTCGTGAACAGCCCGAACCTGATCTCGAAAACCCTCGGCGAGACCGCCCCCGGCGCCGCCGGCACGGCGACCCTCACGGCCCTGAGCGCGGCGAAGTACCTCGCCGAGCGGGCGCCCAAGGACCCCAATGCGAACCTCCCGGTGGCGCTCCAGCAGCCCTGGCAGCCGTCTCGAGCCGAGCTCCGCACGTGGTTCCGGTGCGTGGACGCCGTGGCGAACCCCGCCGGCGTGTTCGACCAGATGGCGCACGGGCAGGTGACCCCCGAGGCGATGGAGGCCCTGCGGAACGTCTACCCGCGGCTGTACCAGGAGTTCCGGGACCGGGCTTCCGCGCGGTTGGCCGAGCTGAAGAAGCCCCTCACCTTGAAGCAGCGCGCCCAGGTGGGCATGCTCGTGGGCGAGCTCGACGATCCCAAGATCACGGCGTTGATCCAGCGAACCCACGCCGTTAGCAAACCCCCGATGCCCTCCAAGCCAGACGGGCGCGAGAAGCTCGACGTGGAGAAGAACCTCCAAACCCAGGCCCAGCGCCTGGAAAATCGGTGACCTGATGCTGAAGCGATTCGTGATCTCTGCGGTGCTGCTCGGGGCCTTCCTGGCCGGGTCGGCCTACGCGCTCGACAACGCAACCGGGACCAAGATCGGATCCCAGCTGGTCGTCAAGTCGAAGACCTTCACGGTGGCCGACTCGCTCGCGACCAACGTCGCCGCGCTCACCGCGACCTCCGGGCTCGAGATGGACCGCGGCGGGGCGGTGGCCTCGACGCTGTCGGCCGAGTCGACGCGCACGATCACGGGCGGCACGATGCGCTGCTACGTGTACATGCCGGTCAGCGAGGGCGCGGGCACCGTGACGTACCGGTGGTTCGCGTACACGCCGCTCGACTGGACCCCCGCGACGGGGCAGCGTGACGCGGCCTCCGGTGACAAGCAGATGTGGTCCGGCATCGGCCGGATCGTGTGGCTCCCTGACGCGGTTACGGTCTCCGGCGGAACGACCGTGGTCGCGACGATCTCAATCCGCAAGGGACTCCCGATCACCCCATGAAACACCCTTTCGAGCAGCTCGAGGAACAGGTCGAGAAAACGCCAAAGCGCGATCACGTCAAGCCGTGGATGGTCGTGCTCAGCGTGTTCCTGTGCGCGGCGATCGTCGCGGCGCCCCTCGCCATGGCCCAGCCGGTCCAGGGCGGAAACAGCGGATTGAACCCCGTGCTGGGTGGATCTGGCTCGTCGTTCGCAGGGTGTACCTTCACGTCCACGGGCGTCATGACGTGCTCTGGAAACTCCAGCATCGTCAGCACGGGGACCCAGTCGAACAGCCCGGCCTTCTCAAGCGCTGGCTTCTACAACTGTACGGCGCAGAGCGGTCACTATTGCTTTCTGAGCACGGTGAACGGCTCGCGCATCGACTTCGGCGCGGGCGCAAGCGACTACGCGAGCAGCGACGGCACCACGGTGACGTTCGCGGGACCGCTCACGACTGCCGGTACACCGCTGACGATAAGTGACTCCAACGCGCTGCTCTACCTCGGCTCCGTGGACGGCGTGAACACGGGGCGCATCACCACGAACATCGCAGCCGCGACCGCTGGCGCTACCGCCGCATCTGCAATGGTGAAAGTGTACCCGCAGAACACTCTCGATGCGGCGGACTGGGTCTTCAGTCTTGGCACCGGAGCCAACGCCGCGAGCCTCTTCAACGTCGCGTACAACGGTGTCACGCAGAACACGATGGGGACGGTCGGGAACCTCGTTCCCATCGGCGGCCTCGCGAACGCCACCACAGCCGACGTCACCAGCTCGGGCGCCAGCAACCTCATCAGTTACACGCTCCCGGCGAACGCGCTCGTCGCGACGAACCGCTGCCTGCGCATCAAGGGCTGGGGCACGGCGCTGAACAACGCGAACGCGAAGACGGTCGCGCTCGACTTCGGCTCACAGACAATCATCAGCAAGATTCTCACGCCGTCGATCGCCAACACGACTTGGAGTTTTCAGGCCACCGTGTGCCGCTCGGGCTCAAACACGCAAGATATCTATGCTGAAGCATGGAATCCAATGGGGACAACCGTATCAAGCGTTGATGCAAACACTGTACTATATCAGGCCGCAAGAACCGCTGGAACGCAGACCGAAACCGCCACTATCACCATCAAGGGCAAGACCACCACCGCCACCACCACCGACGTCACGATGGACGGCCTCACCGTGGAGTTCATGTGAAAACCATCATCGCCATCGCAGTCCTCGTTGCCAGCATCGCCATTGCCCAAACCTGCATCGTGCCCGCTCCGGTTCAGCCGCCCAAGGCCACGATGCTCACCGTCATCTTGTCTCAGGACGGCGGAGCATGCTCCGGATTTGCGTCCGTGCCGGGCGGCGTCACTCCCACCACACAGCAGATCCCCGGCGTCGCCAAGTGCAACACGGCGAAGCAGATCGCTGACCAGATGGCTGCCATCGACAACGGCTGGAACGACGGAGGTACACCATGAGTCTCAACGTCATCAGGGACGGTTCTCTCGCGGCAGTCTCCGCGCTGCCCGCGGGCGCGCGGCCCGGCGAGGTGATCAACGTGATCAACCTCGGCACGGCCAGCGCGAGCCTCGTGGATTCGTCCACGCAGAGCTTCAAGAACGGCGCGCTCGTGCTCGCGACCAACGAGTCGGCCGAGCTGGTCTGGACCGGCGTGAAGTGGATCGAGCTCAACCGGCAGACCGGCAACCTGCCGCTGCGCGTGAACCTCACTCCGGGACTCGAGGGCGCGGTCGTCGCGAACGCTTTCGACGTGGTCGGGTCGGTCACCGACATCTCCGGCAGCGCGCTCACCGCGGCCGTGGAGGTCATGATCCGCTCGCTCGCCGTGACGGCGGACCAGGGCGACCTCGCCGCGGCCGGCACGCCGGTCGGGACGGTGAAGAAGGCCGTGAACCCCGCCACCGGCGAGAACGTGATGTGGATGACCACGGACGCGGCCGGGCTGTTCTCGTTCCGCGTCACCGACACCGCCGTGGAGGACCTGCTCTTGCAGGTCTTCGTGAACGGCGGCCTCGCGCTCACCCAGAAGCTGACCTATGCGTAACGTGATCAAAGAGATCGTGTTCGACGTGGTGCTGCTGCTCGCGATCGGCGTCGTGGTCGGGGGCTTCTCCCACAGGCGTCACGGAGCCTGCCATGACCGACCGCCTCACGCGCACGCGGCAGCAGATCGAGCACCGTAAGGCTCGCATTCGCAAGCTCGCCCTGCGCGCCGGCGTCGTTGTTGCCGGGATCACGCTCGGCGAGCTATGCCCCCTACTCCCGCCGGACTGGCAGGCGCCCTGTCACCTGGGGTCCAAGGTGATCGCGTTCTTCCTCGGGGGCGGGTGATGCCCCGCGACCTCTTCCTCCGAGCGATCAACCTGGATCACTACTACCCGCCCTTCCTCGAGAAGCTGCTCGCGGTGAAGGCCGCCTGCGCCGCCCGCGGCGCGCGGTACATCTCCACCGAGGGCTTCCGGTCCTGGGGCGCGAGTCACCAGCTCTACCAGAAGTACTTGGAGGGCGGCCCCAGGGCGGCCCCAGCCGGCCTCAGCGCCCACAACTACGGCCTGGGCGACGACTGCGCGCTGATCGTCCAGGAGGCCCCCAAGCGGGTCGTCCGGTGGGGTGAGCGGGACTTCGAGATCCTCGACGAGGAGTGCCGGAAGTACGGGCTCTACCACGGTCTGAAGGACGACAAGCCGCACGTGAGCTGGCCTTCTTACGAAGGCAGGATCGCGCTCGACCCGCTCGTTAAGATCTGGACCGCCAACAAAGATCTCCTGCTCCTGCCTCGGCTGCGCAAGGTGTGGGACTACATCGACGCGGCCGACAAGGTGAAGCAGTCATGAACGTACTCGTCGTTTTCGCTGATGCCGCTGCGGCCGGTGCCCAGGCCGCGCAGGACGGTCTCTCGACCGGCAACTGGGTCCTCGTCGCCGCGGGCGGCGCGGCCATCGTCGTGCCGCTGGTGCTCAAGGCGCTCGGCAAGGACCTGCCCATCGTCGACCCGATCGTCGAGGGGCTGCTCCAGCTCGCCCGGAAGATCCCGGCCCCGAAGGGCGCCCCGGTCGACCCCGCGAAGAAGGAGCGCGAGCTCCGGATGATCGCCGGCGCGGTCGCCGATGCGGAAAAGAAGCAGGACAAGCTGAGCTGATCAGGTTAGATCCCGCTGATGCAAACGTGTCCGTGTGGTCGCGGCCCGCGCTCCGCGCCGAAGCGCAAGTGCAAGCTTTGTCTCAACGAGCAGCACCGAGCCCAGCGCGCCGCGAAGAAGACACCCGTCGACCCGCTGGATGCCGTCGAGATCACGGTCGAGGCCCCGCTGTCCAGCCCACGAATCGTGACGCTCGACATCGAGACAGCGCCGCTCGAGTCGTACCACTGGGGGCTGTGGGACCAGAACATCGGGCTCGAGCAGATCAACGTCGAGTGGACCATCCTCTCGTTCAGCGCGAAGTGGTTGGGCGACCCGAACGTGATCTACGCCGACACCGGCGGACGCGGCGCCGACAAAGTGCGCGACGACAGCGCGCTGCTCAAGCAGCTGTGGGACATCCTGGACCGCGCCGACGTGGTGGTCGCCCAGAACGGCAAGGCGTTCGACGTGAAGAAGATCAACGCCCGGATGATCCTGTCCGGCCTGCTGCCGTACTCGCCGATCAAGATCGTCGACACGATGCTCGTGTCCAAGCGCCACTTCGAGTTCACGTCGAACAAGCTCGCGTGGCTGTCGAAGTACCTGACGCCCGACAAGAAGTCCGAGCACAAGGAGTTCCCCGGGTTCGAGCTCTGGCAGCAGTGCCTGAAGGACAACCCGAAGGCCTGGGCGCAGATGAAGCACTACAACTGCCTGGACACGATCGCGACCGAGCAGCTCTACCTGAGACTGCGCCCGTGGGTCGAGGGGCACCCCAACGTCGCCGCGTACATCGACGGAGACGAGCGCCGGTGCCCGAAGTGCGGCAGCGAGCGCCTCCAGCACTACGGGCACGCGCGGACCCAGACTGGGCTGTACGACCGCTTCAAGTGCGGCGCGTGTGGAGGCTTCTCGCGGTCCCGCTACACCAAGAACAGCCTCGAGAAGCGCCAGTCGTTGCTCAGCAACTGACCGCCGGTTAGGATCCAGGGATGAAGACCCTGATCCTGCTCTCTGCCCTGGCGCTGTCCGGTTGCTACCACATGCGGAACGCCCGCTTCGTCGATCAGTCCGAGTCGACCGCCAAGGCGTGGATCTGCGTGCCCGACGAGGACCCCACCAACCCGGCCGGCATCATGTGCGGCGACATGGGCGCCGTGCTGAGCATCAAGGGCACACTGCCCCCGGTCAGCGAGTGATGTTCGTCAAGGTCCCCGGCATCGGGCAGCTGCTCGTGCACCCCGGTCGCCCGACTCGCAGGCAGATGGAGCGCCGCCTCCGGGCGTGGCTCCAGAAGAACGGGCTCCCGTGGCGCTGATCGTGATCCTGCTAATCTTGGTCTCCCCCCGCGCGGAAGATCCGTGCCAAGATCTCGAGGCCGGCGCGTGGCACCGGTGCCAGCCGAGGGTGATCAACCTGGGCAGCTGGGACCCGAGGCCGAGACCGGGCGACTGGGAAGTCTCGCCGACGATGAGCGACCCACCGAAGTGGGGCGCCTACGCGACCGAACAGCGGTCAGCGGATGCCCTGGCACGCTGAGAGCCGCCGCGAGCAGAGCATGCCCGTCTTGGAGCTCTCCTCGAGCGTGTTGAGGCAGACCTGAAAGTAGCGCTCGCCGACGTCGATGGACGTGTGGGCGACCTGCAAGCGGCTGCTGCTGACCTCGAGCGCCTGGGCGCACTCGACCGCGTCGCTGAGGAGCGTTGCGTGCAGGAACGCCCCCCAGACCAGGACCACGGTCAGGAGGGCGTTGCCGATGAGCGACGCGAGCAGGTACGGCTTCATGGGTGCCTCGGGGCGTACCGTTCGACACGGCTTACTGGGCGTAGCCCCTCAGACGGAGTTTTGGTCTCGGGGCGCCCGTAGGCCCTCTGGCTCCGTGGCATGATCACAGCTTGATCCGGTCGTCCAGGTCGGTGCGCTTGTTCCGGATGTAGCTGTCCAGGAACATGACCTCGCACGCGAGGTGCGACGTGTGGAGCTCGCCGGTCTCGGGGTCGACGTCCTCGCCGCGCTCGATCGCGTTCAGGTGGCGGTGAATCGCGTGCAGCACTCGCTTGTACTTGATGCCCTCGCGCCACTTCTCTTCGGCGTACTTCACCGCGCCGAACGTGAGTACCTTCGCGACGCCGAGCAGGAAGAACGGGTCGATCAGGGCGAAGAGGGGCTTGCCGGCGTCTTTCTTGAGATCCTGGGTGGGCGGCTCGACGACCACCTCGAACCGGCGCCTGTCGTATGAGACCTCTTTCCCGCTGTCGGAGATCAGGTAATCCAAGTTGCCGCCAGCTTCTCGTGCTTCATAGATCTTACCGTTACGGAGAACGTGCGAATAGTCGTCGAGGTCAAGTCCTTGCCCGGACGAGTTCACGCACCTGACCTTCACGGCTGCCCCGCTTCCTGCGTCTCCCCGTTCGCGGCCTGCTCGATCGAGGCGTCGTCGGGGTTCACCGCCGCGACCTCCTGGGTGCCAGTCGGGACCGGGTCGACCACCGGGGCGGGGACGTCGTTCGCCGCCTGGAGGGCAGCCTCGAGATCCGCCTTGAGGCCTTCACCCGACACGAACTCCGGAGCCGCAGCCCCGACCGTGCTGGCGTCGATCTGCTCCTGCGTGACGTCGGCCTTGGGGTAGTTGAGGCGGTCGTTGAGGCTGGGCATCGCATCGAGCTGCTTCTTCAGCTCGGCGTTCACGGCCTTGATCACCTTCGCCACCTTCGTGTGCGCCCGGCGCTTCATCACCGCGCCCTTCTTCAGCTGGTACAGCGTGGGCGCCGGGCCGTTGCGGCCCTTGACCTTCTTCACGCCGACCTTCTTGATCTTGCCGGCGTGGGTGCGCAGGGCCGCGAGCACTGCGCCGCGGGAGAGGCCGGTCAGCTTCGACAGCTGCGCGGCGGTGTGGGGGGTCTTCAAGGCGGTCTCGAGCTTCATGATCACAGTCTCCCTAAGGCGAAAAGACCGATGCCGACTGCATCGATCGTGTTGTGGTCTTTATGTCCGACGCGCTCGATTCGCGCAACCTCATCTTTGGACAAGATCGACAAGATCCTGCGCATCATGATCGGTTTGGGCACGTTGCCCTTCCAGGTCATAGGCTGGTACTCGGTGACCGGCGTGTCTCGGACCAGCCCGCGCACGTGCCCGGCGGCGAAGGACAGGTTCACGATGTCCATCGGCCTCGGGTGCTTCTTAGGTAGGTACTGCCGCTCGAGGTAGAGGCAGTCTGCATGCCCCGGGAAGACATATCTGAACAGGTCCTCGGTCTTCACGTACCGCGCAGCAGCGAGGACGCCGTTGTTGAACCACGCGAGGCCGCAAGCGTGCACGCCAGGGTCACAGGCCAGGATCATCAGTCCCCCCAGTCCCAGTCCGGCCAGAGCTCCCGGAAGCGCTCGAGGTACTCGAACTCCGCCAGCGCCGGCGGCCAGCCCCACGAGGTCAGGTCGCCCGGCCAGGGGGCCGCGAGGCCGCCCGTCGAGGTCGTCTTGGCCCAGTCGGGGTGCACCGGCTGCTTCAGCGCGGCGACCTCGGTTCCCAGGATCTCGGTGTCGAGCGCGCGGACCTCGGGGAGCTCGTCTTCGGGCAGGCCGGTCCAGCGGAAGATCAGCCGCTGGAGAACGCCCTCGGCCTTCTTGTAGCCGACCATCTCGGGCTGGATCTTCAGGGGCCGGGTGACGTCGCCGAGGTACGCCTCGCTGTTGTCGTGCACGAGGCACTGCTTCTGAATCTCGAGCGAGAGCCGGAGCTTCTTAGCCCGCCGGGAGAGCCGCGTCGCGTGCTCGGCGACCGAGTAGAAGCGCTGCACGTGGCCGGCGTAGCGGCAGCACATGCTGAGCGCTCGCGCCATGTCGACGATCGAGAGGTCCTCGGCGCGGGGGGCACACGGGTAGAACTTCTTCCCGGTGTAGGTCTGGATCCAGTCCTTGTCGCTCATAGCGCGGCTCCGTGGAAGTCGGCCAGGAGCTCGCGCGCGTCGACTTCGAAGATCGGCCGCCAGTCGTTCTCGGCCGGGACCCACTCGACGCTCACGCCGTTGGGCCAGTAGTTGCCGAACAGCGGGAAAGGACAGCCCAGCGGGTAGATGCGGCTCACGGGTGCACCAGGGTCATCGCGAACATGAACAGCATCAGGATCAACAGCAACACGCTCAGGTAGGCTCGGTCTTCGTCATTCACTTGCGCCTCCGCACTTCGTGGTAGAGGTCGATGCACGCGAATGCCATCGCCGTCAGGAAGAGGTAGAAGATCACGGCTGCGCAGAGGATGAGGATCTCGATCATCGATCGCCTCCGGCGCCTTGGCAGTCGCAGTCTGCGGCGTGGGTTTTCGGGTAGGGACAGTTCGGGTTGCTGACTCGCCCCGGCCAGGGGTCGTAGACCCCGCTCGCACCCAGGTCCCAGGCGAAGCCACACGCGACGCACGCGAGGTACTCCTTCTCCTCGCAGTGCCGGCACAACCAGTCCGAGCCGTCGAGACGGCAGCGGTCGATCGACTCCTGGACGCTCTCCGTGGTGTGCGCGAAGCCCCAGGGCTGGATGATTAGTTCCATGCGATCAGTCGCCCGTCCTTCCCGGTCTTTAGCTTCGCGTCCTTGTCCCAGTGATGCATCAGCGCGGGCTCCGCAGTGACCATAACGTCAGGGGTACAGGCCTGCATGGCTTTGATCATGATCTCGCAGTGGCGCCACGCGGCTTCGTGCACGTGATCGGTTTCCGGGATCTCAACGATGATCTCGTCGTGCGCGAAGATGACCGGCCTCGAGCCCCACAGCGGCGAGCTCCTGTCCGTGTAGCACTCCTTGGACAGGTCCCACAGCGCGCGCTTGGCGCCGTCGCAGGCCAGACCGCTGAAGAGGGTGTTCGCGCCGGAGGTGAAGTCCAGGCCGCCGCGGACCCGCTCGCTGACGAACTGCACCAGCTTGTTGTCCTGCTCCTCGAGCGTCTTCTTGATCCACCCGAAGTAGTCCGGCACCTCCGGCCACATCTCGAGGTAGGCCTTGCGCAGCACGTCGGCCTGCTCGACGCACGCCTTACACGCGGGCACCGGGTACTCGCGGCCGTTCCAGGTGTTGATCTTCTCCACCGAGCAGACCTCGGCGATGCGCGCCGCGAGGCAGAGCTTGAGGCCCTCTTTCCGCTTCGACTGCGCGAACTTGTAGGCCCCCATGCCGCCCGGGAACCCGAAGTCGGCGGCCTTGTTCATCTGCCGGCGGTCAGTCCAAATCGGGTCTGACTTTACGATCTTGATCACGTCGTCATACGACGCGCCGTACATCGACGCCGTGAACAGCGTGTGGGCGTCCTTGCCGTCGTTGATCGCGTCGGCGAGTCGTGAGTGCCCGACCGTCCAGAGGCAGACCTGCGCGAGCGTGGCCATCTCGATCGCCGAGTAGTCGACCGAGCACCAGACGTACCCCGGCCGGGCGCAGAAGCAGCCGCGGATCCCGCCCTTCCGGGGCAACAGCTGGATCAGCCCGTCGTAGCTCGACCGGCCGTTGGCCAGCAGCACGTTGGGCATCACGTTGATCGGCTTCTTGGTGCCCGACTTCACGAACTCCAGGTACGTGCCCTTCATCTTCTCGACGTAGGACACCTCGGTGAACGACTCGAGCCCCTCGTCGCCGGAGTCCTTCAGGACGTCGCGGGCGGTCGAGATCTCGCCGGTCCCGGTGAGCGGCGGAGAGCCCAGATAGGCCTTGTTGACCAGGGCCTTGAGGACCTTGGTGTCCTTGGTGCCGTCTGGTCGGTGCACGCCGAGCTTCTGGACCTTCGCCATCAGCTCGGTGTACTTGGTCTCGAGCTCGACCTCGAGCGCCGCGACCCGCGCGGGGTCGGTGCGGATCCCCCACACGGCCATCAGGTGCTCGCACCACGCGGCGCGCGCCTGGGTCGTCATGTCGTGGAGGTTCTTGTTGTTCTTCACCTGGAAGAGCGCGATGTTGAGCCCGTTCACGGCGTCGTCCACCGGGTACTGCGCGGCGGTCGGGGGCCACTCGGCGTGGGGCTTGTCCTCGAGCAGCGCGTAGCTCAGCCGATAGGCGTCGTTCTTCTTCGCCTGGATCCCGAGCGTGAGGTCGCCGACCACGGCCATCGAGTAGCGGTTCGAGATCTTGCCGGGCTTGCCATCCGGGCTCGGGGTCCTGATCTGCTGCCCGGTGCGCGGGTCGAGGATCTGCCCGTCCTGCATGTACCCGTGGAAGATCGCGTCCAGTGCCTGGGCGATCAGGATGTCGTGCACCTCGCCCCGCTCGTACTTCCTGAACACGAGGTCGATCAGCTCCGGCTGCTCGGCGCAGACGCACCCGAAGTCGTAGGCGAGGTTGGCGCCCGCAAGGATCATCCCGACGTTGAGGAGTTCGCGTTTGAACGCGGCCAAGGCCTGAACCTTGGTCAGCAGCATGCCGGGGTTCTTCGTCCCCTCAGTCGCGATGCTGCCGCAGACGATCGGCGGCGTGAGGAGGCCCGGCTGGATCAGGTGGGTCTCGAGGTCGAGGGACGTGATCATGCGTCCTCCCGGCCTTTGCAGGCCGCATCAGATCCACGGCAGCCGGCGACTAGTCCACAGCGAAGGCAGAACACCAGCCAGTTGCCCAGCGTGCCTTTGATGTTCGGGCGCCACCACTCGTGTCCGCGCTTCACGATCCGACCGCTTTCTCGGTGTCCTCGAACGTCTTCTTACAGTCCTCGCACAGGTGCGTCTGGTGGTTCTTCTTGGCCCACGGGCCGCGGTCGTGGTGCCGACCGCCGCAGTGGGGGCACCAGAGGTCCTTGATCTTGACGACCTGGGCCGGCTCCTTCGGTGCGAAGCGGTCGCCGTCGTGGCCGCACTGCTCCTCGTGCCACTCGATGTCCTCGAGCGTGTCGGCGACGTACTCGCACTCGGCGCACTGCTCCGGCACCTCGAGCGGGTGCTTCTCGCCGTGGATCCGGTCCCACGTGCGGCGCATCGCATTGGTCTTGTAGTTGCCGCTCTCGAGGCTGAGGAACTGTCGCAAGGTCTTCTCCGTTTCGGGCAGGCGGCGCGCGTCGCGTCCGCGGATCTTCGCGTCGCTGTTCGCCGCGGTCTTGGCCGCTGCGGCGGCTTTCGCTGCGGCGACGTTGACCACGACGTCGCCGGGTTTCGGTTTGCGCATCAGGTCCTCCAAGATGCTGGCCGGGAATCGAACCCGGCTCTCTGCCCGAACACCATCGGGCCAGCACCCCAAACGAATCAAGTACCTCCGCCAAGTGGCAGGTATAAGTCCACCCGGCATCAGCGGCCCTGCGTTCGTCTAAAGCGAGACCGGGAGTCGAACCCGGATTCCCTGGCTTATGAGCCCTGGAGCCTTCCAGTTAGCAGATCTCGCATAACCCGCTGAGCGTCCTCAGCGGCCCCGAAGTTTGGGATCACACCCCTCTGGCTCGCAGGTCGACCAGATCACGGCGATGGTTATGTGCGCAAACTGTCACGTCCTGCGCCAGCACACCGCCAAGGTCACTGCGTGATCGGCGCCGACTTGTCCAGCTCGGCGCGGCGCTTCGCGATCTCGTCCTTGCTGTTGCCCTCTTCCGGGCCGACGTGCGACCACCGGACGTAGGTGTTCCAGCGGCCGACGTTCGCGCCGGAGCGCGTCTGCTGGTCGTAGGTCTCGTACCGGATCAGGAAGCCCCGGCCCGGCTGCGACTTGTCGAGCAGCTGCTCGAGCGCCTCGCCGAACTGCTGCGAGCTGACCTCCGACTCCTTGAAGCCGAGCAGCGCGAGCACGAACGCCTTCACATTCCCTGGCGCCGAGGCGTGCTTGTCGAGCTTCTGCGGCCAGCCGGGGCGCGTGCCGGGCTGGTTGGGCGGGATCAGGTCGCCGGTGCCGGGGTTCTCGTCCTTCGTCTTGCGGATCCGGTCGCCCTTGTTCTCGGACGAGATCACCTTGGTGCGAGCGACGAACGTGTTGCCCTCGAAGAACTTCTTGCAGATCAGCTCCTCGATGAGCACGACGCCCTTGCCCGCGACGAAGTTCTCTCCCTTGTTGTTAGCCTGACTTCCAGCGATCTTCAAAAACAGGTCTTGCATTGCATCTCCTTGATGTGGACTGCGTTCGTGATCTAATCAAACAAGAATTGTGCCGCAAGCAGCTTTTGCCGGCCGCCCATGGTCGATTGGATGTAGTCGGCGTACAGCCGCGCCTTCGAGAGCGCCTCGATCACAGGCGGCGTGTGCTGGTAGACCTCGACGGTCACCTCGTCCGCGAGCTGCCCCTGACGGTGAGTGCGCCCGATGAGCTGCTCCCAGATCGCAGCATCACTCGGGAGGTTCGCCACGAGGTTGCGCTGCCAAGCCTGAAGATTCTTTCCAGTTCCATGCGCGCGAATTGAAGCGACGATCCCGCGACTGCCCGACTCAGCGAGTAGGGCTTGGGCAGCGTCCGCTCCAGGCCCGAAATAAGGCGCACGAGCAATCTCAGCAACTCGTCGACCGAACAGGTCGTGCTCCGACCAGACGATGCCGGGCTTCGCGAGCCAAGCCGCGGCGTCCTCGGCGAGGAATTGGTCGACCCAGACACCTTCAGTCTTCGGTTCGGCTGTACCACGTAGAGCTTTCCAGTCTGGCCAACACAGACTGTTCCAGGTGGGTAGAGGCGCATGGGCTTGGTGAGGAGGTACTTCGACACGTCTGCCGTCTTGTTCAACATGGATGAAACCCTCATGCCAGCGGATCGCAGCCTTGGCCAGAAGCAGCGGCGAGTCCATGAATTCCCGGCTGTGCTTGAGCTTCTCGCGCATCTCCGAGTGCCACGCCCTGCGCGCGGCCAGCCACGTCTTGCGAACCTCGAGCGACTCGCCCCGAGGCCAGATCCAGTGATAGTAGAAGCCGGCGCTGAGCTCCTTCGCGCAGCGGTGCACCTCGAGCGCGGAGACGAGCTTCTCTTCCCCGTCCGGGCGCTCCCAGTCGTTGTAGAGCTTCGCCAGGGCGTCGTTGATCGCCTTCGGCGCCGAGATCTCGCGCTTCGAGATCACGAGGGAGGCCGTGCAGTTCATGGTCGCCGGCGACGAGACGACGCCGGGGGTCTCCTCGAGCCGCCGGCGGTAGCCGTCGCGGACGTACTCTCCGGGCTTGCAGAACGCCTTAAGAGCGCCGATGCCGGTGGGCCAGTCGCTCGGGTCGAGCGCGCCGGCCCACTCTTCAACGGTAGGCCAGTGGAGAGGAGTAGGAGATCCATCTTTGAGCGCGAGGTTCGAGAGGTGCGCATAGTCCTTCAGGGACTTCGTCGTCAGCGTGCCCGACCAGCAGCAGAACTTCGTGCCGGGGTACGCCGAGAAGTACCGCTTGAAGCGCTTCGTGCGCGCGGCCGTGCTGTTCCGGAGCAGGTGGGCCTCGTCGGCGATGATCAGATCTGGCCGGATCCGGTCGAGCACGTCGCTGTTCTTGGCCGAGCTGAGCTCGGAGTACGCGACCACGTGCAGCATCGGCAGCTTCGGGTCGTACCAGCGGCCGTTGGCGAGGTTCGGCAGGTACCAGTGCTGCGAGTAGAACTCCCAGTCGACCTGGATGAGCTGCGCCTTCAGCTGGGGCGGGATCAGGAGAACAGCCGACTTCACGCCCGCCGCAAAGATGGCCAAAAGGTCGAGCAGCGTCTTGCCGTCACCGACTGCGATGGGACCGAGCAGACCGCCGCACTGGGAGATCTCGGTGAGCGCCCAGGCCTGCGTGAAGAGGGGCTTGTCGGCGCAGCGCCGGTGGAACTTTTCCTTACAGGAACACGCCGGGTTGGGCTTGCCGTACCGGCGGACGATTTCCTGGATCAGGATCTCAGCGTCGGGGCGGCCTCGGCGAGGGAGCTCGAGGACCCGGTGCAGGTCCCTCGAGTCCTCGACCGCCTCGCCACGCACGAAGCCTTCGACGTTCCGTGAGGAGATGCCGAGGACCTCGGTGATGGTGGGGGCGGGCGCGGGGGGCAAAGAGGAAGACCCCGCCCCACCCGATCCAGAGGTTGACCCACCTCTGGTGGGGGTGATGAACTTGTCGAGTAGGCTCACAGGTCGAACAGCTTCAGGACCAGGATCAGCACGAGCACGACGATGAACAGGCCGACCCCGGCGAGCATCGGCGAGAGCACCAGCCACCACGACCAGTCGATGTAGTGCGTCAGCTTCAGCCCGACGAACAGCACCGTGAGCGCGCCGGCGAAGCCGATGCCCCCGCTGCCGTTGTTCGCCTCGGCGCTCATTGTGCGTCTCCGCGGCCGTTCCACCCGGTGAAGAAGAAGTTCAACACTGGATCTCGACGTCCGATCGGCGACCCAGCAGCTGAACTCAGCTCCACCCAGTACGCCTTGCGGCGCACTTCATCCAGCTCGTCGACTCGTCCGCGGGTCTTCACGGCGCCACCTTCTTGATCTCGGCCGCGCGCTGCTCGGCGTCGTTCCACGCCTTGAGCTCCTTCTCGAGCGCGGCGCGGCAGTTCTGCGAGACGACCTCGCGGGTCGCCTCGAAGGTCATCCCGGCCGGGACGTCGGCGGTGACTTCCACGTCGGTCTTGAAGCCGCTGAAGTTGCCCTTGCCGATCCAGATCCCGTGGCGGACCACGACGGTCTTCAGCTGCACCACGCCGGCCTCGGCGGTCTTGGCCCCGGGCGGGCGACCACGGCCGCGTTTGGGGGCCTCCCCCGGAGCAGGGGTCGTAGTCGACGGGGATCCTTGCGGAGTACCGCTTTCCGTCGAGCCACCCTGCTCCGGGGTCGGCTTTTCCTCGACATCTTTGATCTTCATGTTCTCGTGCTTGGGGGCCGCCTCGAGCTTCGGGGGCAGCGCTGCCAGCGCCGGATCAGACTTCGGCTGGTCGGGGGGCGTGATCTTGTTGGAGACCGCCGCGCCGCCCTCCTGCACACCGGGGGCGACGCCGTTCGGTACTCCTGTGGGCTTGGGGGTCTCGTGCGGTTTCGCGTCGAACTTCACGACCTCTGCGGGTCCGGGGTTGACCGTCTTCGACGGGTTGTTGAACATATCGAGCAGCGACGCCATGTTGAATTCTCCTGATCTGGGGCAGTACGACTGGTGTGGACAACCGAACGCGATCTTGCACTTCGTGGTGTCGGGCTTGACGTCTTCGGGTTTCGTCTTCGTGGCTACGACCTGCATTCTACGGATGATCTCACCGACGCGCAACAGAACCTGATCATTTTCAGATTTCGTGACCGCGCATCCGACCTCTTCCGCGCGCTTGGCACCCTTGGTCTGGAAGTACACCTGCGCCGAGTAGAGCTGATCTACGCCGGTGCGCTTGAACAGGAAGCCCGCATAGATGCCGTTCTGGATCGATTTCCGGATCTGACCGACCGTCTTCGCGTACTTCGCGATGGAGCTCGTGGTCTTCCAGTCGGTGAGGTCGATCCCGAACTCGTCGTGCGTGCCGACGTAGTCGATCCGGCCGGTGATGCCCTCGCCCTCGAGCTGGAAGTCCTCGGGTTCGATCTTGGTCTCGACCAGCTTCACCCGGTTGCGCTTGCGGATCAGGATGTCCAGGCCGGGGGTCGCGAGGTCGTGCAGCACGCCCTGCTCGGCGCCCAGCATGAACGCCTCGATCGTCGCGTGCACGGCCGTACCGAGCGCCATCTGCGGGATCTCCTCCCGGCCGACCTTCTTCACGTAGGCGAACCACCACTTCCGCTCGCAGCCAAAGGGGGTCGTCTCGTCGAACAGCTCGATCTGCGTCGGGGAGAGGATCACGGGTTCTGGACCGCGGTCGGAGTCGTCGAGATCCACGATTGCGGCGGGCAGGTGCAGTTGCACACCGGGGCCGCGGGTCGGGCCTTCTCGACCGTCGTGCAGTGCCCCACCACGAGCACGCTGATCGCACCGAGGAGAAACAGCAACTGCCAGACCTTCGCGTACAGCTCGTTGTCAGTCATTTTTTGCTCCAGTGTAACACGCAGCAGATGAACGGCGGGGAGCCCTTGATCTTCTTCTCGGGGTCGGTCGGGGACCCGAACTCCTGGCGCTTCGGGAGGAAGTGCACCTGGAGCGGCCCGTCTGCGAGATCCCGGTAAGGCTCAACCAGCTGCTGCCAGAACGGCTGCTCGGTGCGCACGGGTATGAGCATCGTAATCGAGTCGCACTCGCCGCGTTCCCACTCTTCCCAAGCCTTCGACGTCCAGCGCTGGAGCTGACTCCAGGGCGGGTTGCACCAGACGTGCCCCGACCAGGGCATCGCGAGGCCGTCCTCGCCGCGCTCTAAGCTGTAGTAGGTCGGGCAGACGTGCGAGAGCGCCTCGGCGCAGACGTCGAGCGTCCAGGCGACCACGCCGGTCAGGGTGCGGATGAGAGCCAAGGTCGCGGCCAGCGTGAAGCGCCGGTCGCGGTCCTGGGTCTGCGTAGCGTGGTCGAGGTGGTACATCAGGGCTCGCGACACGCCTCCGCGATGGAGCCGAGCGCCTCGACCTGTTGACGCTCGCGGTCGCCCGCCGCGGTCGCGAGGTCCATCAGGCGGTTCTTCGCCTTCTCGTAGATCTCGAGGCGCTCTTCTTTCGAGTAGTCGTAGCTGTACTCGTCGGGGCCGACTTTGATCAGGTTCTGGACGTAGCTGACCGCGGCGTCCAGGTCCATCGTCTTGGAGTTGTGCATGATCTCGGCATCGATCTCGTCCGATGCCTTCTTGGTCAGCGCTTCCTTCCGCGCCCTCTCCTCGGGCGGATCGTCGTGGTAGACGTAGTTCTCGCCGAGAGCAGCCTCCCAGCCGTCACAGCCGGAGCACGACCCCCACGACCAGCCGTAGACGATGGCGAGACCGTTCTTGATCGCCATGAAGTTCGCCGATCCCT